GATGTGGGGAGACACGCTGTATTTCGTGAATCGGTTCGGAATCCCCTTTAAATGCGACGAGCTTAGTAGGTTGGTTGCGAAGGATACAATTTGTATCGAGGAGATGGTGGAGGATAAACGCTGTAGGATTTCTAGGCGGTATGAATTCAGAATTGGCGAGGAAATGCGCAAGACCTACATTGTGGCCGAGAAAGACATCATCGTAGACGTATCGCTCGTAAGAGATCCTCCGCAGTATATGCGAGTGGTATAGAGCGTAAACGGATGAACGCTTAATAAATATGCGAAGTCTTAACATTCTTGCTCTTCAATAGGGCGCTGAACTCCGGGCTCCAGTTCTGTGCCAGCCCGAATCCATTGAACCCCATGTGCTTCAGCGGAAGGTTCGGAAGATACTTCATCGTCTGAAACAGAGGCTCCGCGTGCTTGCTTATCCACACATATTGTAGCGACCGACACTTCGCAAAAATATCATCTGTTTCCAGACCGACGGAGGCACAACGAAGAATCAGCACTTCCACATCGGGAATCTCGCCAGTTATCCTAACACTCTTACCACCCACGGGCCGGTAAAAAGATTCAATCCGCAGACCGCGCGTTCCTATCGGAACCAACCTAAGCATGTCCGCGCTAACCTCAAACTCAGTGGGGCTTAGTTCAATCACGAAATATTCGCGAACGTCTGTTGAAAAGGTACAATATGCCTTCTCATCACGCTCGATTGAGTAGTTCGGCATTTTGCCAAGCAACTCTAAAACGCTGTAAACGGATGAACGCGCATTTGCGCGAACATCGGTCTATGAGACCTTTCTATCTAATAAATCCTACCGCTTACGCCACCACCGCCTCGGCCTTCAGGAAGTGCCCCTTCAGGAACTTCTGCAGGTTCAGGTAGGTCACCTCCTCGCCGTCCTTCGGGCGCAGCAGCTTCGCCAGCTTCGCGTCGGGGATGATCGTGCGCTTGCTCGCGCCCTCCGTGCTGTCAAAGCACGAGTGCGACTTCACGTAGGCAGACACGAACTTCGTCACGTCCGTCTGCGACTTCTGGGACTTCGCGGGCAGGCCCATGAAGGACGCCAGCTCGTCGGAGATGGGGCGCAGCTTCAGGAACGCGTTGTTCGCGCGCCGGGCGTCATACTTCGCGCGCTCCTCGGGGCTCAGCGTCTCGGGGTCCACGCGGCGCCGGTGCTTGGACAGGCGGGCGTCGCGCTTCAGCGCCTTCACCACCTCAGTCGCCTCGCCCACCAGGGCGCGCACGCGCGCGGACGTCTCCGCGCTCAGCGCCTTCAGGTGCTCCTGCAGCTCCGCCAGAATCTGCTGGGCCGTCCGGACCTCGGCAGGCGCCGCCGCATCAGCAGCCGGTGCGGGAGCCACCACCTCGGCGACAACAGGGGCCGGGGCGGCCGCCGCAGGCGCCTTGCGCGCGCGGGGGGTGGGCGCCGGCGCCGCCACCTCGGGGGCGGGCGCGGACACAGGGGCAACGGGGGCAGGGGTAGCAGGGGAGGACGACTTCTTCACCATCTTCGCGTTTACATTAGAGGCTGACTTGGAAGACGACATTTCTAACGCAGTTGTTATGATACTATGTCCCCGCCGTCGTTTAAATCACAATCGGGTGAATGAACCCATAATTGCGAAACAAATGGGGTAGGCGTCGGAATACCTGCGTAATGCGTTTACAAGAAACAGCGCGACTATCTTGGAGGCCGTATTTTGGTCTGCGAACGGGGTGTATTTGCGCAGTATATGCTTTGCGATTATCAGCGCCCTCTTCCGATCCGCGTTGTTCGGGGACTCCGCGACGATGGCCTCAATGTCGCCCTTCATGAGGTTGAGGAACACCGTGTATTGCGTTCGGTTCAGCGACTCAAATATCACGGGGTTCACCTTTTCAAAGCCGTTCTCTTCCAGGACCTGACATACCTCTAGCCACAACTGCGGGACGCTCGCCGCATATGTAAGCTTTCGCCGGAGGCATATTGCGCGTAATCTGCGCCGCGTGTCAATGGACAGCGGCTCGCGCGTGTATGGGTTCATCGGCACGAGGTTCGCGGACGCGTATTTCGCGATGGTGTGGACGTCAAACCACCACAGCTTGTCGTTCTCGCGAAAACTGAAAAAGTCCAGCGGGCTCAGGGTGAGCTTGCTCTCGAGCGTGGCCACGTCCTCGTCGTTGTGGCACAACCGCCGGCACAGCGCGCCCTCGCCGGCCTCGCGGATCCACTTGCGCACGCGATATCCGCGCCACATTTTTTGGATGAGGACCAAGCCGGGCGCGACGTTGTTCACCTCAGACCAAACCCGCGGGGTTCGCACGCGCACATGCTTCCCGCAAAACCGAAGGTTGGCAACGGCAGGATGTAAGCACGGGTCCGTGGTAGTTGAGGTTCGGCACGACTGACACCGCATTTTATCAATCTGGAACCCTACACTGAAAACGGATTTACTCCCATCAAGCCTATTGACAAGTACACCCAACAACACACTATACAAGATGAGCAACAAGTCCGCACCCATCTCTGTGAGCTCTCTCGATGCGTCCCTGATTTCCTTCAAGGTTGCGAGCGCCAAGGCGAACCGAACGCCCGGCGTCAACATTCTCTACAACGGCAAGCCGCTTGAGATTCTGGTTCCTCGCGTCCGCCTCCCGTTCGGGAGCAGCCACTTTACAGACGAGGATACTGGCAAGATTTCCTACTCCATGAACCTCTCGCTGGACGGATGCGACCCGTATGGCACCAAGCACGTGACGCCCGACGATGGCAAGGCTGGCGACATTAAGCGATTCTACAACTTCCTGCTTGACCTGAAGGAGAAGATCATCGTGACTGCGGCCGAGAACAGCGAGGCCTGGTTCGGCAAGAAGCGCTCCGAGAGCGTGCTGCGCGACGTGTTCGCGGACCCAATCAAGCTGTCATCCGACAAGAAGGGCAACGTGAAGGTCCCCAACGGGAAGTATGCTCCGAGCCTGAAGGTCAAGATTCCTGTCTACGACGGCAAGGTATCCATGGACATCGTGGACGCGAAGCGCAACCCGGTGTTCGTGACGCCCGACCTGCTGGACAGCGTGTTCACGCCGCGTTCGGAGGTGAACATGGTGATGGGGTGTTCCATCTACGTGATGTCTGCCGGCGGCTTCGGCATCACATTCCGCCCGCGGTCCGCGCAGGTGATTCAGTTCCAGAAGCAGACCTACACGGAGTTCTTCGAGGACGTGGACGAGGGCGCGGAGACGGAGGACGCGACGCCGCCTGACGATGCCCCGCAGATTGTCAGTGCGCCTCCGATGGACGTGGAGATTCCGGACACTCCGTATGACTCGGTGGACGAGCCTGCGCCGGCTCCTGCTCCGGCGCCCGTTCAGCGCAAGCGCCGAGCAGCTGGCGCGCTCTAGTGGTATCCGGCGCTTCATACATCACGAACGAGTAGTCCACAAATAAGACCCTGAGTCCCGCATTCGCGGGCTGGGCATTTTTATATGCGGCGATGGTCTGGGGCGTCGCGAGCAAAACGCCGCTTCTCAGCGCCCAATCGGCCACGTGCTTGAAGTCGTCCTCGAGGCAGTCCTGGTATGCCTCGTTGGACATCATGGACCAAACGGTGGTGTTCGTGGACTTCCAGCCGTCCTCCTGTAAAAGGGTGCCGAACGGCGTCTCGCGGAACCACAGCACATTGTATATCTCGGGCGCGTCCATCTCGTGCTCCGCGAGTCCGACGCGCTTGGACGAGTCGTCGTATAACCAGTGCGCGTGGATGTTTAAAGATGTATACCGCGGGTCAAACGACCCCCGATACACGTCTACGCCGTCGTAGTTCCACAGGTCGCCGTCCATATCCTCGTCGTGATCCACGATATCCGGGGAAATGTCGGTATAGACCAGGTCCTTCCGCAGTTCAGAGAACATTTGTGTATTGCGGACACGTTATGCGCGCGCATTTAACGATGTCAGTCAAAGCGGACCACCGTTGGCGTTGTGTGGTGCCTCAGCGAGTTCGTGGCCGATCGCGACAGCTCGTGGCGCTTGTGGACGGACGCGGAGTTCTTCGGCTTGTTCGTTCGCGCCTCCATGTCCGCGTGAACCTCGTCGCGGTGCTCGGCGAGGTAGTCCAGAATCCCGTCCCCAATCGCCCACTCAAAGAAGTTCAGCTGGCCGACAGTCGTCTCCATATCCTGGAACTTGATGCGCTTCCAGCGGCAGAACGGGTCAAACATGTGCTTGCTGTAGGCCTTCAAGTGCGACTTGTAGGACAGATACACCACGACATACTTCCGCGACTTGGACATGAACCCCACGTTGAACTTCTTGGAGTAGTTGGTTACGAACCAGTCAATGAGGCGCAGCGAAAGGTCGGACGTTCCGTCCAGAATACCCTTTACGCGCGCGAGGTGATTGGGGTCCGAGTAAAAATTCGTGAGGCGATAAAGCACCCACTCTTCTTGGGACTGGATTGGCGGCATTGTTCACATAGGCACCCGTCCATGTAAAACGATTCTTTGTGGCTTAATGGCACCGCCCCCAAACACACAATGGAGGAGAAGGTCCGCAATCTCATCGCTACATACGGCCACGACGACCAGCGCACGGATGCGTGGCACGCCAAGCGCGGCACTATGCTGACCGCCTCGGAGATCTGGAAGGCCCTTCCCGGGGCGAGCGCGGCTGCGCGGCACGAGCTGATTATGTCCAAGCTCGTTCCGCAGCGGTCGTTTGACGGCGGAGGGTCGCGCGCCCTTCTCTGGGGGACGCGGTTTGAGCCTATCGCGAAGTCCATTTACTGCGACATGAAGGGCGGCATTTCCATCGCGGATACGACCTGTATTCCGCATCCGACGGTGCCGTTTCTCGGTGCGTCGCCCGACGGCATCATCATCGCCCCCGACGCGTCGGACCCGATTCACGGCACGCTCGTGGAGTTCAAGTGCCCGATTTCGCGGGAGTTCTCGGAGGACACGCCGGTTCCAACGGCATACTACCACCAGATGCAGCTACAGATGGAGTGCACCCAGCTGCCGGCGTGCGAGTATATTGAGATGGGCTTCAAGGACCTGCCCTACGACGCGTGGCTCGTGTCGCCGTCGCGCTACAAGTCGTTCTTCGCGGTGTCAACGGGCGGGAACGTCCTATACAAGCCGTGGTCCGACGCGCGCTCGTCGGAGACGTGGCAGGATGAGGAGATCGTGGAGGAGGACGGCGGGTGGTGGTCCATGACCAACTGGCACCTGAACACATGGCGCACGAAGCGGGTGGAGCACGACCCGACCTGGCTCGCGACAAACCTGGAAAGCATCACGTCGGTATGGAACGAGGTTCTTCGGCACCGCGCCGCGGGAACGCTGCCCGAGCATCCTCGCGAAACTACCACTTTAACGCTCTAAACAAGCCCAGTGTAAATGGTGAAGATAGGGCTATGTATGATTGTAAAGAACGAGAGCCACATCGTTCGCGAGGCGATGAGGTGCACGCTGCCCCTCATTGACACATTCTGTATTGTGGACACGGGCTCCACGGACGATACCATCCAGGTCATTAAAGATTTTTACGCCGAAAAGGGCGTGGAGGGCGTCGTGCACGAGCGGCCGTGGAAGAACTTCGGGCATAACCGGTCTGAGGCACTTGCGTTGTGCGATGGGCATATGGACTACATCCTGGTGATTGACGCGGACGATCTCATGTGTTTTCCGGAGGGGGGCAAGCAGATCCTTGACAGCATGTGTTCAACCACACAGGCCA